GAAATAGATGTGGTTGTTACCACGTTGGACGAGGTGAAGCAATCGGGCTTTGCCATTGCAGACAATCGGACGGCTGAACTTGCTGCGTGGGATGATGATGCACTTGCAAAAACATTATTAGACCTGATAGACAAGGGCTTTGATATGGATTCCATTGGATTTACTGACAAAGAAATTGATGACTTTATTTCAAACGCATCGGATGACATCGAAGAAGACGAAGTGCCTGAAGTACCAGAAGAAGCCATCACGCAAGTTGGTGACTTGTGGTTGCTTGGTGCGTATTATGAATGCGATGACTGCGGGAAGATATACGATTATGATGAAGGCAAGAAGATGAAGGATTGTTCCTGTGGGTAAACTGAAACTAAAATCCAAGCACCGCTTGTTGTGTGGTGATTCGACAAGTGAATCGGATGTCGCACGATTGATGGATGGCGGGAAGATTGAGTCGGTTGTGACTGACCCGCCTTATGGAATGGCTTTTCAGAGCAATTACAGAAAAGTTAAGCACCGAAAAATTGACGGTGACAAGGACGAAACGATTCTGGCGAGTGTTTGCGAAATGGATGCCGTGTTCTCAAAATACATATTCTGCAGATGGGAGAACCTTGCTTCAATACCAAAGCCGAAAAGCGTCATTGTGTGGGTGAAGAACAATTGGTCAATGGGTGACTTGGAACACGAACACGCAAGGCAAACAGAATTGATTGTGTTCTATTCTGGCAAGAACCACAGATGGGCAAAAGAAAGACCCACTGATTTTGTTGAAGCAAGAAGAACAGGAAACAAACTGCACCCAACACAGAAGCCAGTCGAGTTGATTACAGAAATTGTGGGGTGGTGTGTTGGTTCTATTCTCGACCCATTCTTGGGAAGCGGAACAACGCTCATCGTTTGCGAACAGTTGAATCGCAAGTGCTACGGCATGGAGATTGACCCGCTCTATTGTGATGTGGTTGTCAAGCGGTGGGAGAACCTAACAGGTGAGAAGGCGGTATGCAATGGGTAGACGAGGAACGAAACCAACACCGACAAACGTACTGAAATTGCGTGGCAGTTGGCGTGGTGAAATAAATAAAAACGAACCGCAACCAGAAGCAACACCACCACCAATGCCAATAGGTCTTGACGGAATGGCAAAAGATTGTTGGGAACAACTTGTACCATTGCTTGAAAACATGAAGGTGTTAACGGTTGCGGATGGCATAGCGTTGTATTTGCTTGCAGAAACATACGCAACTTGGCGAAGGGCAGATGACATGATTAAGAAACATGGTGATGTGTACCCAATAAGAACGCAAGACGGCAAGGAAGTTAAATACTTGCAGCAGTCACCATACGTTGCAATAGCAAGGAACTCTGCAAAGGCGTTGAAGGATTTGTTGTGTGAGTTTGGTTTAACACCATCGGCAAGAAGCCGTGTGCAAACAACGGATGACACACAAAGCAAGCAGCAAGACGAACGCATGAAGTATCTTGGTGGATGACAGATAAGGAAATCAGTTTACTTCTTCCTGACTATGACCCAAACGAACAAAGTTTGGATTGTACTTTTGAAGCAGAAAAGGCAAGGGATGCTGTTAATTTCTTTCCTTTGTTTCTTAAACACCACAAGGGCAAATGGGCAGGTGAAAGTTTTGTTTTATCCGATTGGCAAATATCAATTGTCGCAAATATGTTTGGATGGATTAGACCAGACGGCACAAGGCGATATCGTTCAAGTCTGATTGAACTTCCGAGGAAGGCGGGAAAATCTAGTTTGGCTGCGGGGCTTGCATTGATGTGCTTGACAAGTGACAATGAAGAAGGCGGTGAAGTTTACACCGCAGCAGCAGACCGTGACCAAGCAAGCATTGTGTTTGGTATTGCAAAGCGTTTTGTTGAAGCGGATGAATACCTTTCCAAGCATTGCAAGATTTATCGGAACGCAATTGTTGTTCCTTCAACTGGTTCAACCATGAAGGCGTTGTCATCAGATTCAAGAACCGCACATGGCTTAAGTGCATCGTGCGTGATAGCCGATGAGTTGCACGTATGGACAAAGCCCGATGCACGTGAATTATACGAGGCACTTCTAACAAGTCAGGGAGCAAGAAAGCAGCCGTTAAATATATCCATCACAACAGCAGGCACAGCAGAGCCAACATTGTGGCTTGAACTCCACAACTACGCACGCAAGGTTCAGGATGGCACGGTTGTTGATTCATCTTTTCTACCTGCAATTTGGGCAGCCAAGAAAGAAGATAAATGGGATGACCCTGAAGTGTGGGCGAGGTGTAACCCGTCACTTGGTGAAACGGTTTCGGTTGAGTTTTATGAACGGGAATGCACAAAGGCAAAAGCACTTCCGTCATACCAAAACGCTTTCAGGCGGTTGTACTTAAACCAACCAACCGAGCAATTGGACAGGTGGATTGATATGCAAGCGTGGGATTCCTGTGAGCAGCCCTATACCGAAGAAGAATTAAAAGGGCGTGAATGTTATGCAGGTCTTGACCTTTCATCTACGTTGGACATGACATCACTTGTGCTTGTGTTCCCACGCACGGAAGATGAGGGTGATGGCTTCGATTTGTTGCCTTTCTTCTTTGTTCCAAACGAGAACATTGCCAAGCGGCAACATGACGATGGTGTGCCTTATATCCAATGGCGTGATTCCACACCGCCATCTATTATTGCAACTTCGGGTGACATTGTGGATTACGCATTCATAAGAAAGAAGATATTAGAATTACATAACCACTATAACATTAAAGAAGTGGTATTGGATAGATGGAACGCCACACAGTTGGCTGTGCAATTAGAGCAAGATGGATTCAACGTAGGGTTCTTCGGACAAGGATACCGCAGCATGTCACCAAGTTGCAAGCACCTTGAAGCCATGATAATGGGCAAGCGGTTACGGCATGGCGGTCATCCAGTATTAAGATTCAATGCAACAGGAGTAGCGTGCCAAGAGGATGCAGCAGGAAATATTAAATTGAACAAAAGCAGGTCAAGCACAAAAATAGATGGACTCGTTGCAACAGTCATGGGAATTGGCAGAGCAAACGCAACAGCAGACAGTGGAGATAGCGTGTATGAATCACAAGATATGGAGATTCTGTAATGGGATTGATTAAGTGGATACGGGGTGAACGAAGCAAAACAGATAAAGAAACACGCAGCCAACTGACAGATGTTGGTTGGTGGAAAACAGTATTCGCAGGTGCTGAAACATTTTCAGGTGAAACGGTAACACAAGACACGGCATTAAGACAACCTGCCGTGTTTGCTTGCGTGCGTGTAATCAGTGAGGATGTTGCATCACTTCCAATTAAAGTTTACTCACGTGTATCAGATATGGTGCGTGAACCAATCAATACGCACCCTGTTGCAAAGTTATTCCACACAGCACCAAACCCTGAAATGACACCGTTTACGTTTAAGGAAACGATGACTGCACATGTCCTTCTTTACGGAAATGCGTATGCAGAGATTGAACGTAATAACCGTGGAACACCAATTGGGTTATGGATTCTGTTGCCTGAAAAAATGGTGGTGGAAATAACTGAAGGCAAAGTTTGGTATGTATACAACGGGGAAACAAGAATACCAAGTGAAGATGTTTTGCACATTAAGGGGCTTGGACACGATGGGATTTTGGGATTTAGTCCCATCGGTTACGCACGTGAAACCATCGGCATGGCTCAAGCCATGAGCAAGAGCGGAGGAACTTTTTTCCAGAACAGCAGTAGACCATCAGGCGTGTTATCACATCCCGCAAAGTTGTCTGAAGATGCAGCCAAACGTTTGCGAAAAGGTTGGGATTCCATGTATTCCTCAGCGAACAATCACGGAAAAACTGCAATTTTAGAAGAATCAATGCAATGGCAATCGTTAAGTATTCCACATGCTGATGCACAATGGTTGGAAGCAAGACAATATGCACTGCAAGACATTTGCAGGATTTACCGAATGCCACCGCACATGATTCAAGACCTTAGTCGTGCCACTTATAGCAACATTGAGAGCCAACAAATACAATATATGCAAGGCACACTGATGCCTTGGCTGCGTAGATGGGAAGAAGAAATTAGCAGGAAGTTATTAGGCGTTGATGACAAAAGTATTTATGCAGAGTTTTTAGCAGAAGAAGCGTTGCGTGGTAACACCACTGATAGGTACAACGCTTACAGAACTGCACGTGAATCAGGATGGCTTTCAATAAATGAGATAAGGAAGCGCGAGAACCTCAACACCATTGGCGAAGAAGGCGATAAGTACATAATGCCTTTGAACTTTGCACCAACCGATGAACTGGTTATTGAAGATGATGAACAAGTTTCAGTTACGGATGGTGAACAAGTTTCAGTTACGGATGATGAACAACTAGAAAATCTAGAAAAAAAGGTAGACCCAAAGCAAGCGATGAATGGCGCACAAATTGCATCGGCTCTTGAAATTGTTTCACTGGTTGGTTCTGGTGGATTGCCAAGACCAACCGCAATTGATATGCTACAAATTTTCTTTAACATTTCAAAAGAATCGGCTGAAGAAATTATGGGTGAAGTTGGCAAGGGTTTCACACCCTCGACAGATTCAAGGCAAAGTGATTGGTTGGTGGATTCTGTACGTAGGGCAGTTGCAATAATCCGCAACGCTTCCAACCGCAATGCAAACAAAGAAGGTGCAGAAGATTGGGAATTATTTGTTGAATGCGATGAACCGTTGTACCGAAAAGTTGAAACAATCTTAGAACCATGTTGCAAAAGCATGGGTTATTGCGAACAAGAAGTAGGTCATGAACTGGTAAGCACGTGGAAATCTGCAATTGAAAATGCCGATACCCCAGTGCTACGTGTTGAAGCGTGTGACAATTGGGCTAAAAGTTTTTTGAACAGTGAAAGTGCTACGGTGCTTATCCAAAGGAGCAAAGAAAATGAATGATACCGAAGATACAAATATGAACAAAACAAAAGAAACAAGAACAAGCACGGATATACACTTTGCAGAAGTACGTGAAGAAGGCACAGAAGAAACAGCACCCAAGATTGTGGGATATCCTGTAGTGTTTGATTCTTTGTCCAATGACTTGGGTGGCTTTGTGGAGAAGGTTGAACGCGGTGCGTTTGCTGAATCACTTGCAAACAATGATGAGGTTCATGCTTTGTTTAACCACGATGATGACAAGGTGCTTGGCAGATTAGGTTCAGGCACGTTACGTCTGTGGGAAGATGACCACGGGTTGCGTATGGAACTCGACCCGCCAAACACAACAGTTGGAAACGATGTTGTTGAATTGTTACGGCGTGGTGACTTGGTCAGCATGTCTTTTGGTTTCTTTGATGTAACAGACTCATGGGCAATGATGGATGGAAAAGATGTACGCACAATCAACAGTGCAAGACTTTTTGACGTTTCCATAGTTTGTAATCCCGCTTACCCTGCTGCTTCCGTGGGTGTTCGCGCAGAACCCGCACTGCGTTCTTTGGAAGCACACAAGGCGCAGCAGGTCTTAGACACAACAGACTTTGCAGCAATTGGAGAAACAAACAAACTACAGTTCCGCTTACGAATTGCGGAGCAAGAATAATGAGTTACAAAACAAAATTGAAACTTATGGAACTGGGAACAATGTTTACAATGGCAATGCTAACTGGTGGCGTTGTTTTTGTTGTTTGTAGGTTATCCCACTAATGCTCTACTGGTCAAGAATAATCGTGATTTGCAGACCAAGCCCAACCGCAATTGCGTTGATTTACTTGTTGACACTATAACAATAATGGAAGTCCGTTGACTTTACACACACAGAATTGCCGTTGCAAT